CCTGATTGTTCCTGATGGCTTCGTCGACGATCTGCTGGAACCGCGCGAGCGTGATGCGCACCATACCGCCCGGTGCCTGTTTGGAATGGCCGTACTCGAGCGGTACCGCATATGGCAGGTTGTTCACGATGTACGCCGTTTGCCCGATGGTCAGCTGCTCGACCTGAAGCCTGAGCTTCGCCAGCGTGACGCCGCCGGCCGGATCGATCTGATCAAGCTCACCTTCAGCCGGCGTACCAATCGAGAATTGCCAGTTACCGCGGAATCGGCCGCCGACGTAATCCTTGCCAGCAACCAGTCCATTCACGTTGAAGTTTTGGTCGCGCTCGGTTTTTGTCAGCGGCTTCGCATACTTCACGCCGCGCTTCAGTTTGCCGGCTTTGGTGAAATTGCTCTCGTCGAGATTGATGAGGGTATTGCGCACGGCGACCTTGAAATCGTAGTGATCAGCGGCACGGGTGTTGGTAGCGCGATGCGCCACGTTCGCGGCCCAGATCTCGGGGTTACCAACCGGTGACATGCGGATGACGCTGCTACCGATCTCGATCACGATTTCGCGAAAGGTGGCGTCGAGCCCTGCCTGGGCCTGCTCGGCGAACTGGCGAATGTTCTCGGCGAAACTGCCGTTGAGTCCAGAGTATTTGCTCATGACCGCACCTGAAGCTCGTACAGGATCGGCGTGCCGGCTGGATTGACCTCTTTTAGCGGCGGGACAATTGCCCATGTGCGGCCCTGGGCGACCACCTTGTCGAGCAGGCCCGGCACCCAGGCCAAACCTTGCGCGGCGATCTTCAGTTTCTTGTCGCCCTGTTTGATGAGGCCGTTGTTCTGGAATTCTTGGCCGGTGAAGTCAAGCAGGATGCCTTGGGCAGTCTGTTCGATGGTGGCGCCCGGCGTGTCGCCCCCGGTCTCAGGATCGTACTCGCCTGGCTCCGTCTTGCTGATGGTCACGGGCTGGCCGAACTCTGTGATCATCTCCAGAGCCATCACGGCCATTTCGTCGTAGAAGGCCATGGTGGCTCCAGATGTGAAAAGCCCAGCGCGATGGCTGGGCTAAAATTATTCGCTGTAAGCGGCGAGTCGCTCATCTTCGAGTTGTTGCTTTTTTTTCTCCCACTCTTTCAACATGCTATCCGCGTAACTCGCCGCTGTTTTTGTTGGATTGTCATGTGGAATTGAGTTTCCTTTGGCAGTTATAACTCCGATCAATGCACTTTCAGCAAATCGAGTCCAAGCTTCTAATTTCGTCATTTTCTTGCTCCTCTGCATACAGAGGCACAACGCTACCATCAGGCTCTTACAGCAAACAACCCGCGCTTCTGCAGGTAGTCAGCAAACTGCGTAGCGCTCGGCCGGTCCGGCGCCGCCGGCAACAGCCGCCCGCTGGTGTTAGGGATCGTCGCGTACTCGCGAGTTACCGCGCCCTCGACACGCTCCAGCGTTACCGCGCCTTTGCGCTTCTCGATAGGGTCGACGTCGTCGGTGTGGATCTCCGCAGCCAGCGCCATCTGGCCGTACTGGATCCGCGCCGGAAGGTACTTGTCAGGCTTGATCTCGCGATCCAGTTCGACCCCCCGACGCGGCCAGGACAGAGCCTGCTCGCTGTTGGACTTACGCCCTTTCCACGTCATGCCATCCATCGCCAGTGCGGCACGACGCAGCAGCGCTTCCTGTGCTGGCACTTCCGCCGGGATGACCACGCCGAACTTCACTGCGTACATGGCAAGGTCTTCGGCAGATGCGTAGCTTTCGGCGTCAGGCCTGCCGGTACCGTCCTCGATGATGAGAGTCATGAATCAGCTCGCTGTGTTGTTTGAATCGGGCGCCAGTGACCGGGTGCCCGGATGATCACGCCTTTGGCAGCTCAGAAACCGCCTTTTCCAGAGATTCTACCGAAGCATTCGCCCGGTAAGGCACGTTGGCGGCGTCGAGTTGTGCTTTGAGGCCGGCGATCTTCTCGGCGTTGTCCATCGGCGGTTCTGCTGCTGCCTTGAGGCGTTCGACTTCTGCACGAAGCGATGCAATATCGCCCGCCAGGTTGTCACGCTCGCCCTCGAGGTTCACGACACCTTCGTGAATGGCTTTCAGCGCACCGAACAAGCGGATCGGCAATTCGCCAGCGCCAGGATGCTCCATATCCGATTGACCCTCGGCGGCGTCGATCAGTCGCAGAATGCCCTCGCGCTCAGCGCGCAGCGCGGCGTTGTCCTGTTCCAGACCGGCAATGGCGTCAGCATTACCCGAATCAACCGGCTCGCTGATCGAAGGCTTCATCACCGATACTTCGACGCCAAGCGCCTCATAAGCGTCGACTACTTTAGGCCAGTCGCCAATTACAACAGCATGCGTCACACCCGCTTCAGGCCGATCAAAGTGCGCTGGATTGCGGTACCGCTTTTCCGGATCGAAATCCGAATTCTGAGTGGAGTAAACCAGTTCCATAAAAGTCTCCGTAGCGGCCATCGCTGGCCGCTGTCAGGGCCAGGATCAGCCGCCGGCTGGTGGCGTAGTGGTCAGGGTGATCATCACGCCGGCAGTCACCTTGTTGCTGTCGGCATGCTTGACCCAGTTGGCAGCCGAGCCGACCGCAGCCAGCGTTGGGTTCGAACCACCGGTGGCGTCTTTCCAGCTGTAGCCCAGCACGTCGATGTTGACGGTTCCTTCGGCGCGGTAGCCGATACCGAGGTTTTCTTCGTCGTCGACGGTATAGGAGCGGAAGCCCGGGGCCTGGGACTCAGTGATCACCACCGCATTCGGCAGCAGACCGAAGATCACATCGGCCGGCGCGGTGTCGGTGACCAGCACCGGCTTGCCGAGAGTGCCAGGCAGGCCGCCGTAGATGACGACGCCGGCTTCTTCGTAGATCTTGTTGGTGATCGCCTCGTCGACGATGTCGAAGTAGGCGCTGGAGTGCATGACCCACAAAGCAATACGGCCGAACTTGTCGCCGAACTTGCGCATGCCGCGAGTCAGGGTCTTCTTGCCGTCGGTCTCGATGTTGGCGGTGACCACCATGCCGGCGTTGGAGCCGATCGCAGCGCGCAGCGCGGCGGTGGCGTACTGGATGAAGCCTTCCAGAGTGGCGTCGGCGACGTCAGCGCCGATGATTTGGGAGAACTCGTCGACGGGACGACCGCGGCGTTTGAAAGCCTCTTCAGTGGTCTGGTACGGACCGTATTTCCATGGCGCTTTCACGCCAACAGCCTCGCCGGCGCCGATCTTCTTTGCGGTCACTTTGCCGGTGGAGTTGACGTCGCGATGTTCCAGCGAGCCGCCGATCTTGTAGAAAGAACGCTTGCGGAAGTCGCCTTCGATCAGCTCGTTGTCGAGCACGATCGCCCCGTTGGAGGATGCATTGAACACATCGAGGTTGTCCTGGACACGCTCCAGGTATGCGGTTTGCGCCTCATCGTTGTAGATGATCAGGTCACTGTTAACAGTCGTTGCCATGGGTGAATCCCCTTACTTGGGCAGTTGCAGGTATGCGGTTTGGCCGTGCTTGCGCTGGTAGTCGCGCTTTTGCTCGGCATTCATTTCGGAGCGCTTCAATGCAGCCTGGCCGCCACCCCCGCCCGGGGCTTGTGTCCCTGAAGCCCTCGGCCACAGATGAGGTGCGCTTTCGCGCAAGGATTCCGCCCATTCGAGCGGGGTCAGAGGGGTCTTGCCATCTTTACCGAGGATGACCTGGCCGGATTCATCAACAGCGACCGCTTCGCCCTCTTCGTTCAGCGAGAACACGCCTTTGGCGCGCAGGATGATGTCGTCGGTTGCTTCCGGTAGTGCGCCGGCTTTCAACGCTGCGCCGCGTACCGAATCGCCCAGAACTTTGCCCTGGAACTTGGCAGCGAATGCTTCGGCCTTTTCAGCCCGTGCGGTGACGGTCTTCAACTGCTTGTCGTAGTCGCCACGCAGGCGCTCGGTGCGGCGGTTGAATACCTCGTCCACCTTGCCCTCGGTCAGCAGCTTGGTTTCCTCGTCTTGACCGGCCCGGCTGAGCAAGCCTTTGACGGCGTCAATGTCGATGCCTTCGAATTGGGTTTCGAACTGCGACAGCTTGGTGGTGGTGTCCTTTAGCTTGCCCAGCAGTTCGGAGTTTTTGGTTTTCAGACCAGTAACGGAGGCCTCAACGGCAGTCGCGATTGCGGCCTTAATTGCCGGGTTGTCCAGGTCGATTTCGTTTTCTTCTGCCACGTTGATGCACCCCTTGGGTATGTATTGCTCGCTTTGCGGGCATAAAAAAACCCGCCGAAGCGGGTTAGATTTTGAGTTCTCGAAGGCATTTAACTGGTTAGCGCCATCTTCCGTAGAAAATCTTCGATCATTTTGTCGCTGACCATTTCCATGTAAGCAATCTTTGTACTCAACGAAATAAAAGCGCCATGAGAAGTCACTTGTCTCTTGGCAGCAAGATGTGCATTTTCCAAACACGACTCCATCAGTGCTGCTTTGTTTGGATCTTGATCAAGAAAGGGTTCCATGCGGTCTGCGAAATTCCGCCACGCAAGTCGCAGAGCTTCCTCTGCTCTACCTGCATTTGCGTTGACATATGAAACAAAATACTTGGGATCACTACAGTCAGGAGAAAGTAAGTGGCATTCTGCGCAGAGTAGAAAGAAGTTCCTAGCACTCTCATCCCCCTCCAAAGAGTGAGGAACGATATGTGCAGTTTCTTGATAACCCGTACGGCCGCAACACCAGCACAGTCGCACATCATCGCAATCATCCAAAACCAATTCCGCGATAGCGTCTGAAAAGCCATACTCGTCCAGCCAAGCACTATTTTCCTGCCAAGCATTACGTACGGAGTTTCTTAAAACTGTCTTGCGCTTAGGAGAAAGCCCCATCGCTTGGATTCCATGTGAGCAACTCGATTATCATCATCTCAAACCCGCACGCTCGAATGCCAGAGGCTCAAGCTCCTTCATCTGGGTCAGGGTCAACGGCGCGAAATTGCGATCGAGCTGCAATTCTGCAAAGCGCTCCACGCTCAGCCCGCCCTCTCGGAACAGTTTCGCCCGTACCGGCCCGATTGCCACGTCCTGAAACGCCGCTGGCTGTTGCTGAAGCCAGTGGTAATAGTCAAGGCTCGCGCTGACCTGCCCTGCTCCACCTGGGCCGACCGCCGCCCGCGTAGCGCCCTTCGCAAACATCTCGCTGAGCTTTGTCAGCAGGACGAACGTAGTGCGGCAATTCGGGTGAAACGGTGGCCGCGGTCCGGAATCTACCGGAAACCGTCGCTTGTCCATCGACCGACATTGCTGGCTGGTCTTGCTGTCCAGTGTGGCGACCATCTCGACTTCGGACACGATGTCCGTGTTGGCCTTGGCCACCTCCATGCGCGCCTGAGACGACACATGCTGAATCGCGGTGTGCACGACCGTGCTGGCATTGCGGTTGCTGGTGGCGAGAACCCCGTCCTTGTACCCGGCTGCCTTGGTGCCGCGAATGTTGCGGATGATCTGGAAGTTCGTTTGCCCTTCGAAGAAGCCTTGCCGGATCGTGCCGGTGACGCGCTCGCGCTCAGCACTGGTCCAACCCTTGATGAACGACTTCAGCAGCTTGCCGCCACCGGTGCCGCGCACGCTGAGAGGGCTGGTCAGCACCGCCGTGCGGATAGCCGCCGCCGTGGGCGCCACCACATCCAACGAGACACCTACCGGCGCCGACCGGGCCAGGCTCGACGCCTCAAACTCAGCCTCGTAGTTGGCAATGTCGATCAGGTCGAGGTTCAGTTGCGCGCTGTAGCGGTCGAAGATGCCCAACAGCAGACTATCGACCTCTTTCAGCATCGCCTCCAGCCGCTTCACGTTGTACTCGGTCAGATCCGACTGGGTAAGCCGGTCGCGGATCGAACGGTCGATTTCTTTGAGGAAGGGAGCGAATTTGCCGACCTCGCCGGCCTTCAACTTTTCGAGGAAGACCGCGTGCCGAATCGTGGCGTCAAGGATTGCTTGGTTTGCCGCCATTTAGTTTC